CTTCTTGAGGCATTCTCATATGGAAAATAGGTCCAATCTCCTGAATAATCTTTGTCAATTGAGCTACACCTTCTTCCACCGTAACATAAGTCGTACCCTGCTGATTATTTACAATCATAGCAGGTTGTCCACGATAAACCTGATATTCTTTATCGTCATAGCTAACATCTAATCCGTCCCACTCTTCAAAGACACGATGTGTTGAAACCTTAATTCTTGTATATCTCTCTATAAATTCACGATGTTTATGGATATTATCACTAGCTGTAGTCATATCAGGTATAAATGACTGCCTTTCCATTATCTTTAACTCAGTGCTAGGGTATCTATCCTTATCAGACTCTTCTGCAGACTTAATAACATTCATATAGTCTGGATATTGCTTATTAGCTTGTTCATCAGTCATTAGTCTAGCTATTAAGATATGACCAGCATCATTAAAGTATCTATCACGAGCATTAGGGTCTACATAAACATCTAATGGATATAAAGCACGTATTTTAACCTCACCTTTACCCATATCAGCATGAGCATCCTGGTATACCATCATATATCCTAGTCCACCAACATAATAGTCATCAATACACTGTTTAAACTCCTCATTCCCATTAGATACTTCCCAAACCCATTGAGCAAGGTCACTCCATATCTTAGCTGTTTTTTTATCAGCATCATCACGACCTGTAGACCTAAATTGAGGTTTATTGAATGTTAAAAGAGCTTTGGCAGTCTCGACGATAGGATGTATTCTATTTACAACTATTGGAGACTGCCCACGCTTCCTTAATATTTCTTCCTGGTCTTTTGTCCATTGTACACCAGAACGGAACTGCTGGTCTTCATAAAACCCTTGTGCCCAATCCTCTCTCTGCTTTTGATAATCTTCTAGAATCTCCAAAGATTTCAAGACTTCCTTATGCGTCTTTTTTTGAGATGCTCCCCCAGCTTGTTCTTTCAGGATTTCTGCAGCAGTCATACCCATCCTGTCTGCAGTAGTCTTATTATATCCCATCGGCATTATAGCACCATCCAGTCGTAATTACTAAAGCTGCCCCGCGTGTTTTTTACGCTAGAGGTGTTATCATGCAACGGGGCATGGGGTTTATATGAACCCTTCATGGCATAATACAACCCGTCTAGCAAATCGTCGTGTTTGCCTCTTGGATACATCAATAATTCGTCAACTAATTCATTCATATCGTTTTTTATAAACATTTTCTTTCTACAGAAGAAAGGCTGTAAACTTTCAAGCCTAACACTTTTAGGTGTCCTTGGACTGTTCTTTACCTCTAAACCAGGAACAAACATATTCAAATCATCGCATTTCCTTCTAAGATAGTCTCTTAGCATCTCCTGATAGCCTACAGTCTCTATTTTCGTCTTTTGTGGTCTAAATCTTCCAAACCATGCTAAAACAGCATCAGCAAGGTCCATTGGCTTAACTCTTTTCCTATAATAAGGTAAAATATAACGATTATCGTCATTATCAATAGCGATAGGCACAATTGTTGAATAATCAGCTGTTTGTCTCGTCGAGGATGCTGGGTCTACGCCAATAAAGGTATGAACAGGTAATTCTGCCTCAAATGGCTCTTTTAGATGTAGAATAGGCTCATTTTCTCCATTTAGCTCAATTCTGCCATCATAGTACTGAATATCCTCACTTTTGAACAATTGGTCCTCATCACCAACGATTTCACACTGATATTCACGATAAAACATAGAAACCTTACCAATAGACTCTAAATCATTCTTTTCAGATATCAATTTCTCTGCAGGCCACATCTCTTTCCATAAAGAAGTCTTATTATCGTCATTCAAAGCTTTATACTTCTTGCACTTCCATCCATCCATAGCTGGTAATGTTTCTACAATGCACCTTTGGTGCTGGGGAGTACCAATAATTACAATCCTTCCACGTTTTGCATCCATACCTGGAAGTAACTGAGTCAGCAACCATTTTAAATTCATATCCATTGCTTCAGCAGTTTTTGTATTATTCATATCCTCAGGGTCATCTACAATAACAAGCGTAGGTCGTTGGTCTCCATGCTTTAATCCAATGACCTGCTGACCTGTACCACGAGTCGTTATCAGAGAACCATCCTTCAAAGCAATTTCATGTCTAGTCCATGCAGTAGCTGAATGCTGTCCCCAATAACCAAACAATGCCCTGAAAGGCATAGAGTACTCCAATACATTCTTAATTGTGTCTAATAGCCTGATACTATGACCAAGTGTTTTAGAACACAACAATATAAGTTTAGGCCCCTCATCGAATACGAGATGATGAATAGGAAACACGCATGCACCGATGGAGGACTTTGCATGATGACGAGGGGCCTGAATACAAATCTTCTTTAAATCCTTATTTAGGAACATATCATACAACTCATGATGAAAGGAGGCAGTATTTGAAGAAAACATGTTCGGCATAGTGATTTTACCGAATAATGCCATATTATCCTGCATTTTAGTAAGAATGCTAGTTTTTTGGTTCAATTTGCTTTGTTTCCTCTATTCTAGCACCTTCAAGACGCATTTTCTCTTCAATACCCTCTAAAAACGTAACATCAGCCTCAAACTCCTGTGTTACCTCCTTTTTAGCCTTCATTCCAAAAATATCCATTAAATTCTCTGCTACCCTAAGTAAATTAGACGCTTGTTCCTTCTGACGAGCCATATCTGCTGCTTCTATCAGCATATCAAACACAGTACCCTCATCTATGCCCTTGGATGTGAGAATCTCACTTAATTCTTTATCAATCATATCCTTAACGTACTTCTTCTTTAATAACGACTTCGCTCTAACAACAGGGTTGTCCTCATCACTCCTATATATTCTACCAAGTACACTATAGTTTAACTTTCCCCCGAGGTATTGTTTAACATAAGCTCGTACAAAATTTTTGGTTCTAGTTCGGTCTCGCTCAAGTTCCCAGGTAGGTCTCGATGATACAGATGTGTAGGTTCCAGTTTGTTCATGCTTTCTGTATTCAAGACTGCCTCTCTCGGGGTATCTTTCTGAGTAAAATGCTTGTCCATAAGGAAAGACAAGATTGAAGGAAACTCCCTTAGGGTAGACGCCTCTCTTTGACTTATACTCTCGTCGTTTAATACACTCCGCAACATATCCATCAGTACTAAGTCCCCAATCTCCTCCTCTGCAGCGTTTCCAGGATTTGTAATGAATTCCCTTGTTATCGGCTTCATCCTTTGTGTAGATGAGGTACTCTCGTTCGTAATATCTTCTGCTACCATCTGTAGTAATATCCCAATGTCGTCTAACAAGTTTCTCCATCTCATTTCAATTCTATCAGCTCAAACCCTTCTTTAAACTCTTCATTTGTTATCAAATCCAAATCTTTAATAAAATCTTCATCACTGTACTTACCACTTGTAGTTCCACCTATACTCCTATTAACTACAGCCTTCCCTAAGGAAGGCGTTACATATTGTATTACAGATTGTACTACAGACTGTATAGTACTTATAGTACCCCCCTTACCCCCCACTACCTTGCCATCCTTGAAACTTGGCTCTGGGGCTGTCTTCCAAAATTACCAGCTTGATTGCCTTGATTGTACATCTGTCTAATTCTATCATATTCCGCAAATTCATTCATTCTTTCAACCTGTCTAGCTCTACCCGTATCTAATCTGCTCTGAATATCTGGATTGTCACTCCTTAGCATAGGAAGGTCTCGATTACCCCCACCTGAGTATCCTGGAACACCAGCAGCTCCATACATCCGTTCAGGACTAGTTCCCAGCATACCAGCTATCTTATTGCCCTGTTCTTGAGTAAGTACTGTTTCTCCAGGAGTTAACCTAGCATCAACAGTATCAGTATTACCTCCCATTAGGGTAGGTCTTATATTTGGGTTCATTGAAGGTCTAGGGTTAAAACCTTCAACATCACTAGAAGGAACATAGCCGCCTTGATAGTACCCAGGAACTGGCTGAGGAGCCTTCATATCCGAAGAGGCTCTTCTTATCTTTAAAGGATTCTGATAGTTCATCTTACCTTCTATCATTAACGCCTCTTGTTTTAAGTCCCTTTTACCGTAAGCTTCCTGCTCTTGTCTGAACCTATCACCATACTCACCAAACTTAAAGTATCTATCAGGATGATTCTCTAAAAATTCATTTCTATTCTGGTCATACCTTAATCTATTTAAATCTCCCCACGCTTTAATTTTCTCATCTGTCCACTCTTTCCCAAAAGATGCAAGATAGGCATCGTCCTTTTTTCTCTGAGCACTCCATTCGTCACTAAGATGGAATGGAGTCCCTGGTTCATTTTCAGTTTCAGGATACATCTGATGATGTAATTCCCATTGCTTAGCTTCTGATTGACGGTCAATCCAAGAACCTTTACCTAAATCAGGAGCACGACCTCTATCCACTTGATTAGGGTCTTGTAGAGGAACCGTACCACCACTCTGAAAACCAGGCTGCTTCCAGTTTATGTCTGGCTGGGGGTCATCTG